CCACTCCTTGAAGGTATCGGGGATGATCACATCGCGTATCAGACTGCTCGTCTCTTTGAAAACCAAGCCAAAGAATTCACGAAGCAAAACCTGAACGAAGAATTAAGCCCTGGTGCTACCACCACGGGTAAGATTGGCACCTTCCAAAAGTTTGCCTTCCCGCTCATCCGTCGCACTTACCCGGAACTCATGTTCAACAAGATCGGTGCCACCCAGGCCATGGACGGCCCGGTTTCGCAGATCTTCTACATGGGCAACTCGCGTGCTATTGGTGATAATGAGCAAGTGATGTACTCGAAGTTCAACATCACGCCGCGCAACCTTGTTGCTAGCCGTATTGGCTCGATTTCGGGCACGGATGGCTACCCGGCGCAGAGCTTTGATCCGGCGAACGGTGCCAGTGCTTTAACGAGAGGCGGCGCTGCGGATGGTTTCGACCTTTCGAACGTTCTTGATAATAGCGTCACTGCTGCTGGCTCGCCCTCGACAACGATGGGTGGTAAGTTGGCTTCGTTCCCGAGTGCGACCACGATCCTTGGTTACTCGGTCTCGTCTGCGGAGCGTCTCAAGAACAATGAGATTCCTGAAGTCAACATGCACATCCAGAAGCAAACCGTCCAAGCGCGTGAGCGTAAGATGAGAGCCCTCTGGACCCTGGAAGCCGCTCAAGACCTGAAGGCTTACCACAACCTGGACATGGAAGCTGAACTCACGGATCTCCTGTCGAAGGAAATGAACCTGGAAATCGACCGTGAACTGATCGAAGACATTCGCATGATCGCCTACGGCCCTGGTGCTCTTGGTGGTGGTTACGCTGGCTGGTACCTCGATTCGCTCTACCAAGGCAACGCGGACAACTTCACCGGCAACGGTGGTTCGGGCTTGGCTCAACCGGGCGACACGTTCATCGCGGGTGCTTACGAGTATGACTTCACTTCTGAACTCTCGGCTGAAGAAGTTACCGCTGGCACGGGTGGCCTTGGTGGGACGCCGGGTGATGGTATCAGACGCCGTTACTCCAACGTTTACGTCATGGATCTGAACCACTTCGCGACAACTGGCACGAGCTTTGCGCCTCAGACCCTGGGTCACATTTACTCGAATGTCCTGGCTCTGATCAACTTCGCGAGCACGGATATCTACCGCACGACCCTGCGTGGTGCTGGTAATGTCCTGATCACATCGCCGGTCATCGCGTCGATGCTTGAGTCGGCTGCGAAGCTTGAGGGTGGCCTCCCGGCTGCTGATGGTCCGACTGCTGGTGCGGCGGGTAACCAAATCACTTACGTTGGCAAGTTTGCTGGTAAGTACGATCTGGTTGTTGACCCGATGTTCCCAGAAGACGAAATCATCGTTGGCTACAAGGGTGCGAACGCGATGGACGCGGGCTTCTTCTACTGCCCGTACATCCCGGTCCAGCCGCTGGACACGGTCGTCGATCCTGAGACCTTCCAGCCGAGAAAGGGCATCCTGACTCGCTACGGCAAGGTCGCGGTCCAACCTGCGTCGCGCTTCTACCGCGTGATTCGACTGATTGGTACGGGCTCGGATTACCTGACACCGGAGATCTTCAGACAGACCACGGTTGCGGGCACTGGCTTCAACTCGAACGGCCTGTATGACACCAAGGGTCCGATTGGCTAATAGCTAACGGATAACAACGGAAGGAAGGGCTCAGTTTTATACTGAGTCCTTTTTTCATTTCTAGGGTAAATATATTTGATATGCCTGAATACGGAGACAAAGTAGGAATACCAGTTGTAAGATCTTATGGGTCTTCTTATGGAACATATGGGGGTAATCGTCTTAAAGATTACAAAAGTCCTAAAGATACTGATTTAAATAATAAGGATGCTAAGGACGTAAATGAGTTTAAGACTTTTAACCGCACGATTAAGGATTACGTATTAGCGAAGTTAGGGCATCCCGTCGTTGATGTGGAGCTTGATGACTTTCAAATCCAAATATGCATCGATGAGTCCATTTCAAAGTTGGAATATCATGCGCCTGATTGGATGACTCAATACGCTGTCTTTAAAACTGAGGCGGGTGTCAATGTGTATGAACTTCCTCAAGAAATTGCAGACAACTTAAATGATTGTTGGTACCGAAGAGACTTCTTTAAATTTGGTGCGAACCCTGGGTCACTTGAGTTTGATTTCGCTGTTATGTTTTTCACTAACACTGGCTTGTTTAATAACTACAATGTAAGTCAGTATCTCCTTATGCAGCAATACCTAAAACAAGTTAAAAACGTTTTAGGTCAAATGTCTACATGGCAGCTTGTTAATAATAAGTTCTTACATATTTGGCCGAAACCCGAGGCGGGTGATGAGGATGTTTTATTAGAGTTTAGAGCTTTTGACCCTAACACTCTCCATCATGCATATAAAAGTTGGTTGCAGAGATATACGTTAGCACTTGCAAAAGAAATCTTAGGGGGCATCCGAGGGAAGTATCAAACTCTCCCAGGTCCAGGCGGAGGAACTCGATTGAACGGCGCTGAACTTGTTTCAGAAGCTCAGAGAGAGAAAGAAATGCTCATCGAGGAACTTAAGACTGAAATCGAAGGGCCAGCTTTATTTGATATCTTCTAATGTCTAGATTTAAGGTAAATACTCCCCCTACTAATTCTCCACAGGAGAGAGACACGAGGCTGTCATTATTCAAAAAGAAGAATGACAAGAACTTATTTAATATGGTGGACGCTGAGAATATCAAGCTGTCTGGCTCTCGTGTGAAGGTATTTGAATACATCCCATCTAATGATGTTGATGATGTCTACCAGGAATCAAGACAAAAAACAATAGCTCAAGAACCCGTGACTCTGTGGGCTCACTACGACCCACGCCCTATTGAAGAGAATCTCTCACAGTTTGGTGTGGAAATGCAGATAGATCAGGTGTTTGTTTTCAACAAATCATACACTGAAAATATAATGGGAAGATCTGTTGCCATTGGCGATGTACTACAGCCAGAATTTCAAGAAATGAAATTTGAAGTTTTTGAAGTTCAGGAAGATAGCTTTGAGGCTTATGGCGTTTATCACTTAATGGTTCATGCGAAGCTGCTAAGGGATACTGAAGATATTCATAACCAAGACTTCTTTGATCGTCCTGATCAGATAGGGGGTAGATACTAATGACGCTGGCTAATAGCTTAGATGTTCGAAACAAGATTGTAGATCTTACCACCACCAAGTTACTACCTGTAATTGATAACGTTTATAGGGAGAGCTTGAGAAGTATGCTACACACCTTTGGTAGCATGTATTACATCGACGGCAATGGTAATCGAACTAAGGTTAATTGCTCTCATGGAAATCCAGAGAGAATTGCTGGTAGATTAAAGGCTGACAATACTCTGATCCTGCCGATGATCACAATTATCGAAACAGGAACGGACAGCGATCGTCAAAGAATGAGGTATCAAAATATCGTCAGCGAAACTTCATGGGATCCTGATAAGAGAAGGGCCACTAGAATATTAAGCTTACCTCCTAGACCTATCAATATAAATTACGACATTAACGTGTGGTGCAAGTATAAGGCTGACATGGATATGCTGCGAGCCAGTATCTTCTCTATGTTTAGCCCCGACATCAATATAGAGACAAAATATTCTGTTTACAATAAGGCATTTATTAACAGTGAGAGAGAGGTCGGCAACCTCACTGCTGGTGATACCGGGGACAGAATTTTGCAGAAAACAATTAGCGTAACACTAGAGACTTATATCCCCAGCCCTAAATTCGCGGTCACTAATACTGGAGAGATTGATGAGTTTAACTTCAACGTGACCTTGGACGAGGACTGAAATTAACTATTTTTAGTTGTCTAGGGTAGTAAATATAGTAGGAGCTTTTATATGAAAATACTTAAAAACACGAGTATGCAGGGTTTAAACATTCCGGTTAAAACGGATGAAGGTGTTGAAAATTTCTTCCTGGCCCCAGGTAAAAGTATCGAAATTCCTGACACATGGAGGAGTAAAATTGCCAACACTTTAGTAGAGCGAAGAATGTTGAAAATTAGACACGTTCCTGACGCCGCCGTCCCGGCACCTCTCCCTCCTGTAAAAGCTTTAAAAAAACCACGTAAGAGTAAGTAATCATGGCAATTCCCACTAGTCCATCTGTTGTAGTCCTTGAAAACGATGTTTCGGTATTTGCTCCGAACATTGATTCGAGTGTTGTAGGTGTTGTTGGTTTCGCGAACAAAGGCCCTGTCAACAAAGCCACCCTCATTACAAGCCAAGAGGATTTAATTAGGAAGTTTGGTTTACCTGACACCTCCTTGGAGGGGCAAGGCATTGAGGGTGCCCTTGAAATTCTTGAAGCAACCAACCAGCTATACTTTGTTAGAGGCATTGCAACTGCCAACGTCTCCTCCTACGCGAGTGCGACGGCTCCTCTTGGAGCTTCTCCTTCTGTTTTCGTAAGTGGCTACACGCCAGCTACGACGGCATCCTCGATCGCTTACACAATTACGGACAATGCAGGCGTCACAACTGAGACAGCCACTGTTGATTTAGTAAGTTCTGTCAATGCAAAGACAAAGCCAGAAATTTTCAAAGCTGCTTTTGATCCTGCCTCTTTAGGTAATCAGAATGTTTTTGCTTACGTTGAAGATAATGGCGATGTTTTCTTGGCGTCTAAATACGCTGGTTCGGCAGCTACACTTCGTGTCTCGGCTGCGGCTGATACTGATTTAGGTTTCTCGGCTGTTGGGTTTAATGGAACTGTGGTTGGTGCCGGGACCTATGTTGCTAGCAATGATCTTACTGTTTCTGGGTTTACGGCCCGAGACCATAACGTAAATATCTACTCACGCTATCCTGGGGCCGGTTACAACTTCTCTGTGAATAATCAAGGTGCGACGAGAGGCCTTTCAGTTGAACTTGACAATGTATCTACTAGAGACAAGCTTGTAATTAATAGTGACGGTGCCCAAGTTGAATCTTTTGATGCTCTTGAATTAAGCCCGTCCAGTGCCGATTCTATTGAAACTATCTTCACCAGTGATGAAAACAACAATAAATCTGAATACATCTTTGTGGAAATTGAGGATACATCTGAGAACGCATACACTCCCAAGGATCGATTTGGCGATCAATCAACTGCGCTTCCGGTAAGTGGCTTTGGAACCGACAACACTGCGTCAGCCGCTACTCCTAGATTCTTAAGACCAATCGAGGGGACTTACTTGTTTGCTAACGGTAATAGTGGTGGGACTGACGCCACTGATCTTATAGGTGTTGCTACCACCAAGACAGGAATGCAAGCTCTTAATGATGATACGTTAAACGTCTCTATAGGTGTTATCCCTGGCATCACTGATGATGAAGTTCAAAACGCTTTCATAACCTTAGCTGAAACTTCTAAAAACTTTGTTGCTATTGTTGCTCCTCCTTTTGGTTTAAGTGAAGTTCAAGATGCTGTTAGGTGGATTAATGGGCAAGATGGTGATGTTCGACCTGCCGCTATTAATTCCTCATACGCTGCCGTCTACTGGCCATGGGTTCAGGTCTTTAATCCCTTCTCTAGATCTGAGCAATACTACGATCCTTCGATCTTCGCGGCTAGACAATACGTCTTCACGGACGCTGTTTCGGAGCCTTGGTTTGCCCCTGCTGGATTTAACAGAGGTAGATTGACTAAGCCGAGCAATACTGAGCAGAAGCTTAATCAGGGCGATAGGGATGTCTTATACGCCAACAACATCAACCCGATTGCTAATGATGTGACTACGGGTATCACTATCTTCGGTCAGAAGACCACTCAGAGAACTCCCACTGCTCTTGACAGAGTTAATGTTCGTAGATTGATGATCTACATCAGAAAGGTTCTTCTTGAGCTTGGTAAGCCCTTCCAGTTTGAGCCAAACGATCAGTTCACATGGGAACTGGTTGAAGAGTCGATCAACCCGTTCCTTGATGATCTTCTGGCTAGAAGAGCCATTGTTGAAGGTGTTGTTAGATGTGACTCCACAACGAACACTCCTGCGCGAGTTGATAGAAATGAGCTTTGGTGCTCGGTTACGATCAAGCCTACGAAGGCTGCTGAGACGATCGTTTTCGAGGTCAACCTCACAAGCCAATCGGCAACCATTAACTAATAATAATCATCATGGTAGACAGTTTTTTAAAGCAAGATTACAGAGCGAACTTTACCCCAGGGAAAACTCTCCCGAAGGTTTCCACTAAGCTTGATGCTGTAAGATCGTATCAGTTTGAGGTTAAATTCTTTGGAGTTCCTCAAGAGTTTATTCAGACCCAGCAAGTTCTGACCGCTGCTGCGAAACAGGTCAGCCCCATCGCTGGCGCTGTAGATGAGATTGTTGTTGATCGCCTTAATGATAAAGTTTACTACCCTGGGAAGTTCACCCCTGAGTCGGTAACTATCACTTTCGATAATCAACTTTTAACAAATACGACTCCTGCTTTGTGGAATTGGTTCAAGACAATTTATGATCCGCTTACCGGGGATATGACGAAACTAGCAGCACCGGGAGGCCCAGGCAATAAGTCGTTCAAAGCCTCCAAGATGACAATCCTGGAGCTTGATAACACCAATGAGCCTCACGCATTCATAGAGACTTATGGCGTTTACCCGACAGGTGTGCGTTTCTCTGAGAAGAACTATGCGACTAACGATTTCTCTACGGTTGAAGTAACATTCCGCTTCGACTTTGTGAATTACGACAAGATCAACAGATAACCTCTTAGATCAAATTTGGATAGCCTTCTCTCTAAATAAGAGGGAGGGCTATTTGTCTATTATAAGGTATGGATAAAAAAGATTTACTTAAGAGCTTTAGTAAGGTTCATAATCGCAAGCTTAGAGTCTTAGAGATCGCTGGCGAAGCGATGCTCGGCGGTTCGGATAATAATGCCCGAGTCCAAGCAAATTACGCTGAACAGTTGGGGAAGCGTCAGACGTATGGACAGTCAATTGCAAACCCTATTCAAAGGCCAAATGGAAAGCCCATATTTGTTTGGACAACTGGTGCAAAGGCCAAGAAGAATCCAAACACCTTAAAATTCAGTTATGTGGCGGACTCCACAAAAGGGTTAAATGTATATGACAACTATGAGAAATTTGTAAACTCTTTTAGAGAAGACGCCCCCGATCAAGCGGCGGCAGATGCAGAGGAATCAGAGAGGAGGAAGGAAGAGGAACAGGCTGCGGCTGAAGTAATCACCCCGGCTATCGACGAAGGTTTATTGGGACTAGGCATTGATGTGAAAGCTGATCCAGATATGGCATCACTATTTAAGTCATTATATCTGAAAGCTCAAACATATGGCAAGGGGGCTGGGGAGGCTGGGATCGCGGGTGGCCTTGCATCGGCGAGGCGTTCGCAGGCGACTGCTTTTGTAACTTCTATTGTTAAAGAATTCCCGGTTGTACAGGCTGAGGGTGATCTTTTTCGTGTGGTCGGAGCAAAGTCATCTAAGGAGAGGACTATCGCACTTGCAGAAGCATTGAACAGTATTGGGTCTGACACCTTTTGCGGTAGGTTTAGAAGGACAGATAATAATCAGATAATTATTGATACAAACTTTGGAGGAAAATCACAAGGTAATGTGTTTAGCGGCAGTCAGAAAGCCATCATCGATAGGATGATAAGAGAATCTAACTGCCCAGAGATACCCACTGTAAGCATCATACGAGACTCTGGTGGCAGGATATCATCTGAAAATAATACTAGAGGCACAGCTTTAGAGAAGCCCGCAGAACTCCTTGCTTTAAGCAGAAGACTTAGGAAGTTGCAAGGTGTAGAGGGTGTAGATAGGCAAAAAGTAGAACAGATGATAATTGAGATGGAACGGGATATTAGATCAGATATCTTAAGCCTTAACCGTGCAAAAGAAACTTGGTTAGATTTGGCTGAGGACACGGCAATCCCTGAGGAATCGCAAGCGGAATTTGATTATTTACAGAGCGTCTTGCAAGACCAGGGTAGACTTACTGTAGCAATGGCTACTGTTGCAAGAGCATCTTCCGACGAACGTAACCCCGACTTTGTGTTCCAAGCAGGTGGAGTTGTAGGTGGTGGTAGGAAACAAGATTCAGTAGAAATGTGGACGGACTTAAAGGCTGCTAAGGATGCTTTTAAGAAATCTACTGGAGTCATCCCTAAACTTAAGGCTGTGCGGGCTGAGGATGTTTACAAACAGTTTGGAGAGGAAGAGAAGTTTAAAGAACTTCTGGATGCTAAATTCATTGACGAAGATACTAAAGTTTATGTTACTGAGGTCAGCTACAAGAATTTATTCAGATCAGCGGACGGGACAGCGGGAGGAACTAATCTTGGTGGTGGTCGAGACTCTGACATAGATGCATACATGAATGGTGGGGGAGATAGTGGTGAATTGTTCTATACCTTTGAGCAAGCTGCTCAAATGACTGACGATGAGAAATCAGAATTTGATGACATACATCGACAGCAAATGAACATTAGGGAGCAATTAGATTCTCTTTCAAACAATATTGTCACTACAGTTGATGGTGAAGAGGTAACTGTTGATGCCTTATCTGATTTAGTGGACGCCGCTTTAACGAACATTACAAATAACTCTACCTATGATGAAGCAAATAACGATCAGTTTAGGACAAGATTACTAAGGTTAGCTGATGACTATAGAAATGCTTCGCCGGATGCCAAACCTAATCTGGAAAGGCAGATGAAAAAAGAGTTGTTGGGTCCAATGCTAATGTCTAATCTAAGAAGGAATAAGGATTCAAAGTCGGCACAATTCTATGCATTGGCTCTCATGTATAAGGGTGGTGGCTCTAAAAATAAAAACACACTGCTGCAAGTAAACAACCTGAACACAGGTACATCTTACGTATCAACTCAAAACCACCAATTTGAACAAATTGCTAAAAGTATTAGAGAAGGTGGTGATGATGGCTTCAACTTTAACGTTAGGGGTAAAGCTTTCTCTTTCAACAAAAAAGAAGATAAGAATGCTTCTGTTCGGTTAGAGTGGGACAGTGATAATCGTAAGTGGGATTGTTCTGAGTCAGAAACAATGACAACTAAGTATGCTCAAACCAATAGAGCTATGTTTAATTCCGAAGGAAGACAAGATGCTAGTATTGTCTGGGATGCTCTTGGTAAGCTGCAAGAGGCTTTAGGCATTATCAAAGAAAAAGTAAGAATCCTCAATACAGACTAAATCACAAAGTCTAAACATCGCAACCTGAACATCCCCAGATGA